GTGACGTCATCGGTCTTGGTGTTTTCAAGCTTAGAAAAAGTATATATGCTACAGATACAACCATGTTGGACTTCAGTCTTGAAGAAGGACACATTGGAAGTATGGACGCTTACAAGCAAACAGCTAATATTTCTGGTGGTAAGCCCAAGAGCTTTTACATTGAAACTGTTGATGCTAACAGTTCCATACTTACAGTATTTGCTAACAAGTTTATATCGGAAAACACCGGTACATTCTTGACTGACACAGAGAACCCATTGGTACCCAACACTACAATTAAATTTCACCCGGAATCACAAAAATATGTTTGGGCAACCGGTAGTTATCAAGAAGAGGTCCCAGCCAGCTCTAAAAAGAGTATCGGTAGTGTGAACTCCAAGATTCAACGTAACTTTGATAAGTTATCCAATCTTGATGAATGGGATATCGACATCACATGTGACGCTGGATTAACATCCATCGCAACATATGTTAAATATGTACAAGAGAAGACAAAATATGAAGCTCTTCTTGATTGGTTAGATGCTAATCAGTACTCTACGTATGATGATGCAATCAACGATTTAGGTGTATCTAGTCTCAAAGCAGCTATTGATGATGGTAACCCCGCGGTAAAAGGCCTTGCAGATACTTACCCGGAAAATCCAGACATTATTGTTGCTTACGACGATGATGCAGTGATGGACACATCCGGTCTATTCTCTAATACAATTGGTGACAGCACAGGTGCTGCAGCTGATTGGGTAGGTTTACAAGGAGGCAAGACCTGGACTGGTCAAGAGGTAGTAAACAACTGGAAATCGGTTGTAGACTCATTCGTAATTTTCGCGCAAGACCGGAGAAAAGACCACATCACATTGATTGACCCGTTACGTCACATCTTTGTACAAGGTAGAAACGGTGTAGCTTCCAAAGACACAACCAAGAACTTCAGTCAGCACATCTTCTACCCAATGAAACATTTGATGGGTGTAGTAAATACAAACTATGCTGCAACATACGGTACCTGGGTCAAGCAATATGATGCAACCCAAGACAAAAACTTCTGGGCACCGCCTAGTGGAGTTGTTGCAGCATCATATGCTACAAACGATTCAATATATCAACCATGGTTCGCACCAGCTGGTTTCACCAGAGGCTTGATAACAAATGCATTAGAAATTGCGTTACGACCAAATCAAAAACAACGTGATCAGTTCTACAAAATTGGAGTCAACCCTATAGCGTGGTTCCCAGGTGATGGTTATGTGATATTTGGTCAGAAGACATTACAAGCCAAGCCCAGTGCGTTCGACAGAATCAACGTCCGTCGTATGTTCCTCTACTTGGAAAAAGCAGTTCGTAAGACAGTCAAGTACTTCGTATTTGAACCCAACACATTCGCAACACGTCAGAACATAATCGCGGTTCTCACACCCATATTCCAACGGGTCAAGAGCACGCAAGGCTGTTATGATTACTTGATCGTTTGTGACGACAGAAACAACCCACCTGTTGTTATTGATAACAACGAGATGGTGATTGATATATACATCAAACCAGTAAGGTTCGCCGAGTTCATCTTGGTCAACTTCTACGCAACCAGAACAGATCAAAACTTTGGTGAGTTGGTCGGATAAGGAGACTAGAGACTAAATAATTTTAGGAGAAAACAGATATGGCAGATATAACAGAATATGATATTGAACACTTTTACGACAATTTAATTGTCCGAGAAGTAGCTAGACAACACCAATTCCGTGTTACTAGTATCAACACCGGTTTCGGTCAGGACGTACCAGCAGGTATTAATGACGTAGAGAACAAGTTGTTGGTAGAGAGTACCACACTTCCCGCAAGAAGCGTGACCAATGTACCGGTCAACTTCCACGGCGTGGACTTCAACTTACCAGGTAACGCTAAGTACCCTGGAAGTGATGCATGGAACGTGACGTTTAGACTAGACCAACAGTTGAACATCCGTCGGATATTCGAAGACTGGAACACAGCAGTGTTTGACGACCGTACCACCGCAGGTAGTATTGTTCGTAGTAATGACGCTTACATGGTGATCAGTTT